GGCTTGCCGCTGGCGTGCCACCACCGTTCATGATGTTGCGCGGGCTGTCAGCGGTAAGCACCTCTTCATTTTTATGCAGGATCGTTGCGTATTCGTCCGACGACAGGCCGGCAATGCCGCCCGCCTGATACCGCGGTGCATTCGCAAACAGCAGCGGGCTGACGCGCCTTGTCTGCGGAGCCGGCTGACCGACCACGCCACCAAGCCGGCGCGAGCCGACCGACGCAGCGCCAGCCGTGCCGATCGCCTGCAGATAGATGTTGCCCGACTTCTTCAACGCATTGAAGATCGCGAGCTTGATGATCATGATCGCGATCTCTTGCAGGAACTGCGCAGCGAACATCCCGAACGAACGGGCAATGTTGTCGAAGCCGTCCGACACGGACTGCTGACCGTCGAGCACCTTGCCGAGATTTTCGAATACAGAATTGAGCCCGGTGTCGATCGCCTGCACTGCGCCGCTGACTGCCTTGCTTTCGAGCGCACTGAACTCAGTGCGAACCTGCTTCACCCGTGCGATGGTGGCATCGAGGTTCGCCAAGAAGATTTGGAACTCAGCCGGGTTGTTGAACACAGCAGCGTTCGCAATCGCCCACTCGCGCGTGGCCGCTGCAGCCGTCAGGATGCCCGGAAGTGCCGCCTGATTGATCGCGTTGATACGTTCTGCTGCCTGAACGTCAGTGAGGGCATCTGCGCCCGTTCCTGACTCTTGCTGAGCCCGTACTGCGGCGATCTTGGCGTCACGCGCCTCGATCGTCTTAGTGAATAGATTCTCAGCTACCGTCAACTTCTCGCGAGCAATCTTGATCTTTTCCAGTCGCTGAGCCTCAAGGATGTATTTTTCAAGCCGAGTCTCTTGCGCGTCCGTTGATGCGGTGTCCTGCCCGTTGGCAAGCAGACGCTCGCGGTCCTGTTGGATCTTCAACGCAGTGTCTTGCACTGCCGTGCGAATGGCATCGAGCCGATCCTGCTCAGGGCTGCGCTTGTTGCGGCCGACCGATGCGTCCAACTGGTCGAGCTTGGCATTCAACGCCTGTTGCTCTTTCAGTTGCTTGTCATTGAAGTCGCGCGTGACTTCGATCTTTCGTTCGGCCACTTGTCGACGGAACGCGATCATGAAGTCTTTGCCGGCCGCGCCCCCAAGCTCAGCGATGCGCCGACCGAGATCAGCGAACTGCTCATCGACAGCCGACAGCAACGAAGAAAGCGAGTCTTCTTGCTTCTTGAAGGTCTGAGCCTTCATCTGCTCGAGAGCCTTCGTGATCGCTTCGATCTCGGTCTGCCGCTTCTTCGCTGCAGCCCCGTCGTCGCCAGTGAGTGAACTCGGCCGCACCTTCAGCGGCGGATCGCGATAGAAACGGTTGTCACTCGGGTCGCGAACGGCCTTCGCTTTGAAGTTGAGTTTCAATTCCTCATCTTCTTGGGCGCGGCGCAGATCCTCGATCTCTTTCAGATCGGAAGACATCTTGTCGCGCAATGCCTTCACCGTGCCCGAGACACCACTGCTGTATTTCAGCGTCAGTTCGTCGAGTGCCTTGCCGATGCTAGAAGACATTGCGTCGAGCCCGATGCCCTTCGCAGTGACTTGAATGATCTTGAGGAATGTCCGGAAATAGACGGTTGCCTCGTTGATCAACTTCTTGAATGCATCGCCGGCCAGTTGTGGGAATCGCTCCCAAAACTCAGCCGCAGCCGTGGTCAGGATGACCCACATCTTTTGGAATGTCGCAACCATGTCGATGCTGAAGAGTCGCACCGCACTGGATTGGTCACGCAGGTAGGCGCCAAAGGTGTAGCTCGCAACAGCCACGGCACCCAGGATCGACACCAAGCGAGTGACGGCAATGACAAGCCCGCCCACGCCAGCAGCGGCACCCGCCAGGGCAGGGGTGAACAACGTGGCAGCAACGCCCGCCGTTTGGAATGCAGCCCCGAGCCCAACGATCGCCGTGCCGGCGCGGGCAATGACCGTCGATGCAACGAGACTGGCAAAGACCATTGCAATTGCTGCAATCTCATCCTTGTACGTGACGGCAAACGACACGGTCTTGACGAACGCAGTCCCGATGTCGCTCAACGCCTTCGCGAACTCTTTGCCGTCAGCCGATTTGAAATACTCGGTCAACTGCTTCAGCAGCGCGATGTAGGCATCAGCGAAGCCCGCTTCGGCAATCTGTTGCTTGAAGAACAGAACCGAGTTGTTGAATCGTTGTTGCTCTGCGTCCAGGGACTTGATCGACGTAGCCAAGCCACCTTGCGCAGCCTTGCGCACAGACTCGGCAATCAGCAGCATGTTTTCTGCGCCTACCTTGCCCTCTTCAAGAGCCTTGTTCAGATCGGGGAACTTGTCTTTCAATGCCTGCTGTGCGAATGCAAAGGCACCCGGCAGACGCTCGCCGATCTGCTGACGCAGTTCTTCAGCCTGAATCTTGCCCTTGGAGAATGACTGCCCGATCGCATTGAACAGACCATTCAATTCGTCAGGCGTCAGGCGAATGACCCGCGCCACTTCGGAGAAGGCTTCGAAGATGAATTGCGTTTCCTGAACGCCCGCCCCACTCTTGATCGCAGCGGCCGAAAACTTGGCAAAGCCCTTGCTGCCCTGTTCGAATGAAATGCCAAGCCGATCGGTCTGATCGCGGATGTATTGGATCTGGCGCCCGATGTCATCGTCGGTTCCACCGAATGCGAACTTGAGCGTGCTCTGCAGTCCTTGGGCCTGACTGAACGCCTTGAGTGAATCGGCAGCAAGGCTGATGGCACCTTGGACACCCACGTAGGCAGCAGCAAGCGCAAGGATCTCCCCGCGGATACGTTGGGCCAGGGACAGCGTCGTGCGCCCTTCATCCCTGAAGATCGAGAATGACTTGCCCGACTTCGCGACCGCTTCGCCGTTCTGCACAGCAGCGCCGGTCAGCGACTTCATTGCGGTCGTGGCCTGTTGAACAGACGACACGATGCGCGTTTCGGCCGCAGCAAGGTTGTTCGTTTCGATGCCAGCGGCCCGCAGTGACTCGCGCAGTTGTCGCGTCGTCACCGTCTGTTCGTTCATGGCCTTCGCTGCTTGGCGCAAACGAATCTGAGCTTCGGCCAGGGGCTTCGTGAACTGCAGGCCAGCATCGCCACCCTGACGCACCGCGGCTGCGTATTGGTTGACCTGGGCTCGAGCGGAAGCAAACTCCGTGCGGGCATCCCGCAGAACTGAAATTTGTTTCTTAAAGCTGTCGATGAGGCCCGCCTGCCCCTGTAGAGCCTTCTGCGCGTCCGACAGTGCTTTGAACTGTTCTGAATAGTTCTTGACAGGTCCGCCAGCAGTAGCAATCGAACGGCTCAGCGTTTGGATCTCAGATTCAACACCGGCCAGGGTTTCACGGCTCTTGGCAGCGGGGTTGATGATTCCATTGATTGCATCGCGCAGACTGACTACGTTCGGCCGCAGATCCTGCGAAGCACGGGCGAGCGTGCTCAGTTGCTTTGCTGCAAGCTGCGCGTCGTCTGCCGTTTTGCGAAGCCCGGCATCCTGCAACTTCTTTTGATTGGCTTGCTCGCTTCCGACGCGTGCGTCGAGTTCGTTGCCTTGCTGCAGGCGTGCGAGTTTCGTAGCCGCCTCGAGCCGGGCTTGCTCGCGACCGAGAAGATCGTCTTTTTCATTGCCTTGCTGCAGGCGTGCAAGTTTAGCTTGGTCAGCAGCAAGACGCGCAGCCGCAGCCATGCGGGCTTGCTCTCGCCCGGTGAACGCGTCGAGTTCGTTGCCCTGCTGAAGCCGATTTAGTTTGGCTTGGTCAGCAGCAAGGCGCGCAGCAGCGGCACGCGCATCGTTGATGTTCGTCGAGTAGTCAACGAGTTCCTTGTTCGTGCGATTGAGGGCAACGGCCGCGCGCCCCTGCTCAACGACGATCAGGCGTTGCGCTTCAGCAAGATTGGTGGTGTCGACCCCAGCCGCCTTGAGCGCAGCCGACGCAGTTGCCACGTCGTTGCGGTACTGCTCGAGCCGCTTGCTGGCAGCATCGTAGGAATCGGTGAGACTCTTGAGCCGGTCAGCCTGCTTCTTGCTGACATCGGTCCCGAGAGTCTTTTGGAAAGCCTCGAGCTTTTCCCGGGCCTTGTCGGTGGCAACTGCTTGGGACTTCAGTTGCTTTTCGAATGTCTGCAGCTTGGCAATGACATCCGATCGCCCGCCGAGTTCTTCTTGGACAGCCTTCAGCGCAAGCTGAGCCGCCTTCAGACCGTCGATTGAATTCTCGCCACGCTTGGCAGCGGCAGACTGCTTGTCGATCGCTTCTTCGAGGTCCGTGATGGACTTGGCAATCGATGCGAACTCGCGGCCACCTTTGAGCTTGGCCTGAATCAGCAGTTCAACGGTCTTTTGGTCAATCACTTTCGTCCATCCCCTTCAGTTCCGCGACCAGTTTCTTTCCGGCTTTGGCACTGAACATTGAGCCTATGACCATCTGCATCAACGAGGCGTCGAGTTTGCGGCGGGCCGCTTGCCGTTGACGAACGATGCGAGCTTCAGACCAGACTACCGCTATGGGGTATTGACGTGCGAACTGATGTCCTTCCGATAGCAATAGACTCACCTCGCGGCGAAGACCAAGGTAGAACCGGATTACCCGATTCTCTTCTTGATCGTCGAGAGTGCCTGTTTCCCCGGTTCGGTCTTCAGGAGAGCCGCGAGCATCCCCCACCCTTTTCCCACGCCGCCCACCTCCGCAAAGGTAAGTTCGCAAATCTCCATCAAGGACTTGACTTGCAAAGGCCCAGGCAACTTCGCAGCATCGGACGCATCCCCCTCACCGGCCGCAACGGCAATGATGTTCGCAGCGAGCCCCGGCATCTGCGACACAACCGACAACACGATCGGTTGCAACGCATTTACGTCGAATGAATTGCCGACCTTGAACAGATCGGCAATCGCGTCGAGATCCGGGAAGTGCTCGCGAATGAGCACCGCAAGACTGGTAAGCGACAACCCTTGAACTTGAAAAGAGTTGCCGCGCCCGAGCGGAATTTCGCGAACCTCGGGCGTGTAGCCGGCAAGAGGCATGCGTGTCCCCGATTAAGTTGCCGTCGCCCGGCCGTTGACGTACACGGCTTCGATGTTGGTCGCCTTGCGCAGCACTTCGAACGCGAACGTCATCGACTGCCAGTCGTCGCCCTTCAGGTTGAAGTCGCCATCGGGGGTGAGCTTGACGTAAGGCCACAGGTAATCGCGGTTCGCACCCTTGGGGTTGTCGGCCACGAAGTGCAGCGAACCGTAGATCGAGTCCGACTTGGACACGACTTCGGTGCGCGTTGCCGCAACTTGGCTGTAGGTGACCTGAATGTCGGTGCTGTCGGGAATGTCGGCGGCAGCGGGCAGGATGTAGATCCGGCCGAGTTCTTCGTCGATTTCCCAGTTGTTCGCACTGACCACGTTGGTGCTGTACGAAGCGCCCTTGCCCACCGTCACGGTGCTGATCTTGCGCACGCCAGCCGGCAGCGAAGTCGTTTCACCGATCTGATAGAACATGCCACGCTTGGCGCCCAGGATCACGTAAGTCGCACCCGTCGCGAGTGCCTGGGTCAGCGTGACGGCACCATTGCTCAAGAAGTACAACGCGATGTTGTGTTCGCCGATGTTGTCCGTGACGAACGAACCATTGCGGTCCAGTTGCAGCGAAACGCTGTCGTCCTTGACGCGAACACCCGTGTCACTGTCGAAATGGTCAAGCGATTCCTCGCTCGAGGACATCGACAGATCGGGCGTGTTGCCGATGTAGCGTTCGCCTTCACCCTTGGTGGCAGCGACGATGCCGGCAGCGACCTGTGCCGGAGTGAAGCGATTGAAATACAGCCGGCCACGGCCGAGTGTGTAGCCTTTGCCGCCGAGATCGGACGTGATGGGCATGGTGTGTACTCCTGATGATGGAAAAGACGGACAGGTGGAATTCTAATCAACTGCGATTCGAGCCAGTCCCACCTGTACTGGGATATACATGAAACTCCGACTCGAAACACCTTGCGCATTGGTGGCAGGCCGGACAATCGGCGCCCCCATTTCGAATGACCCAATCAATTGCCCGGTGCCATCCAGGCCAGCACCAAGCAGGTAATCCGTCGAATACTTCGGATAGCCTGTGTCGGACGACACCGCGTTAATCCGGCTCAATCGACGTTCAACATCGTCGACCATTGAATAAAGCGGATCGGTCGCGTGCGTCTTGTCGTCGGGGCGCCATCCCTGAATCAACAGCGGCCAGCGGTCGAGCCGGGTGCCGTCGAGCGAGAAGATGAAGCCGTCACTACGTGGCGCCTCGAGGATCGAAATCATGGTCTTCGGATCGTTGTCACCGAACACCAAGCGACCACGGATGACACAGCCGGTCATCAGTGCCGGCCCCTCGAGGCTGGCATCTGCGTAACCGTACTCGGTCAACGTCATGCCCTCGAGCAATGTCGTCAGCCGCTTCAACACAGTCAATCGATAGGAATCAGCCACGGCGGACAAGCCTCGAGATTTGACGCGAGAAGTTGCGATCGAGCATGGACATCACGTCGTCTTGCACATCACCCGACACGCCACGCATCACCTGATCCACGGAAGGCCCGTAGAGAAGCCACACGCTTTGGCCCTGTCCACCTTGACGCGTCAACTGGGTGGGGTGGTAGGCTGAATCAGGTGTCTGCCCCTTCGGCAATCGAATGGCAAGGCCCGTGTTTCCGTTGCGCAAGTTCACAAGGAACGCGCGTTTCAACTCAGTCTGCGCACCCGTCTTGACTTCGACATTGACCGGCCCCACACGTCGACCACCTTTTGTGGCTTGCGAGCCCTTGACGAACCGCGCCAGGGAAGTAGCCCGGTCACGTCCGCTGATGACTGCTTGAAGCGTCGTGCGCGTGGCACTCTTGCGGACACCAAGCCTGTCTTTGTTCAGGTAGCCAGACGGGAAATTGATCTGCGACCGCATCTTGCTTTTGAGCATCGGGACCGTGTCGCGCGATGCTTCATTCACAGCAAGGTATGCAGCTTCAGCGTACAAGTCGGGCAGTTCTTCAGCGAACTTGGCGAACTTGTCCAGGCCGGTTGCAATGATCGTGACGGTCATTTGCGCGACACCGACCACTTTTCCTCGAGCGGACCGTCAGGCTGCAGCCGGTATTCGAGGCTGAATTCAACGTCCGGCAAAGACGTGAAGGTGACCACCCCCTCACGCTTTGTCGCCAGGGGTTGCCCCTTGATGGTTTCAGGGAAAAAGACGATGTGATCAATACCCTCGATCACTTCCGCATAGTCGCCGTCCATGCCGCCCATGGGGCGAGCATTGCGGTTGTGCCAACGTGCGCGGATTTCAACGGGGATCGTGATCACATCATCCGAATAGAACGCCTGTACGCCGAACGTCGCTTGGACCGTCCGGCGTACAAGTAGCTTCGCAGTGGCGAAGTCGAATGGCATCAGAGGTCAGCCGTTCCCGCTGCGTTCTTCTTGGCAGCGGTCTTCGCAGCCGGGGTCTTCGTCACGACTTCCGACTTCGACAGGCTGACGGTCGCAACGTCGGTCAGCGAACCGGCCGGCGCCTGGGCGACTTCGTCATCGGTGAATTCGAACGGAACCCCGATCTCGGGATACAGGCGTTTGCCTTCGCGGGTGACGCAAAGGGATTGGGTTGGTGCGTGCATGGGCATGGTGGGCTTTCTGGTCTAGGTGTGGGTGTGTGGAACGAGGGAAGCCCCGCAGGGCTCCCCTACTCTCTCAGCGGCCCGTCGATCAGGCGTCAGTCGTCAGGATCTTGAAGGACGCATTCGGACGCTTGGGCACCATCAGCGGCGCCGACTGGGTCAGGATGAACTCAGCCGACGGGTCTTCTTGCTTCCACATCTTGGTGAACTTCTGCACCGGCATCAGGGAGTCCAGATCCTTGATGGCACCGAAGCACTGCGCACCTTCGATGTCAGCCACGCCGACGCAGGTCTTCTGGTTCAAGAAGAACTGTTCCGAGCCGGCTTCATCGACGTACTTGCTGGTATCGACCCAGAAGTTCAGGCGCCCGCCGCCCATGTGGCCCGAGATCGAACCCATGTACTCGACGCCTTCATAGCCGTCGCGCATGCGCTGCACCTCACCAGACAGGCCGCCATAGTTGCGGTCCATGAGGTCCTTCAGGGCGACACGCGCCTCGAAATAACCCCAGGCGTCACCACCCATGATGATGTTGCTGATGCGAGCACCGCTGCGGCTGTTGGCATTGACGCGAGCCGTCATGATGTCGGTCAGCGGGGTTCCGGTCGACTCCGACCACCGGGCCGTGGTCAGCAACGCATAGGACAGCGATGCGTGACGTTGGAACGACACGGTTGTCGACGGGTAGTCCTCACCCGACAGCGTGACACTGCCGTCGATCAGCGCACGCGCCGCCAGCCATTCATTTCGATTGGTCAGCAGCACGTCGTGGATGCGCAGGATCTCGGCGATTGCCGCATCGCGCCGCTGGGCCGGCGACAGACTGCCCGAGCCCAAGGCTTCGCCCGCCCGACGTTCGATGACCATGTTCACGTCGACCGCATGCTTCGGCTTGACGTAAGCCGGCGCAAAGCTCAGCGACGAATAGCCGCCGATGGTCATGTTGCGGCCCTGAACGTTCGGCACGACCAGGGGGGCCAGACGACGGTAATCCTGATCGACCTTGTCGAAGAAGATTTCCGGCGTGTTGAAGGTGATGACGCGCGGGAAGAACGACAGCCAGAAGGGCGTAATCGTCTTGATGTGGCGCGACACCTCGAGAAGAGTCGCGGTGTCGTAGGGCGAGAGTGCCATGATGGTTCCTCAGAGTTGATTGAAGGTGATGCCGTTGAGCGTCAGACTGCCGGAAGCAGTTTGGACACCTTCAGCGAGCCCGTGAAGAAGGCATGACGCTCGAGGTAGGTGTCGAGCGCAGCGCCAGCCGGCCAAGTGATCGCAGCATCGTTCAGGATGCCGGTGTGCAGGTACGGCACTTGTTGGCCCGTCGTTGCCGCCTGCATTGCCAAGACGAACTGCGCCGCCGTGTGCGTGCCCACCACAAACGGGGTGATCGTGCCCGCGGCCAGCAGGGCGCAGGGCTGATGCTTGGTGACATCGGCTGCAGCGGCTGCGGCATCGGTCAGCCAGGGGCCATCCCCGGCGCGGAGTTGGACGGGGTTGAGCGGACCGTAAGTCGCCACACCCGCCATGTCGTTGACTGCCATGTGAATCTCCTGAAGTCAGTTGAAAGAGAAGGGAAGGCGGATCAGTGCTTCTGGTCCGTGATGTAGCCGCGTTGGCCGCTGGCGCGCACGGAAGCCAGGATGCCGGCCGCAGCCGACTGCTCGCCCGGCTTGTCGCCGTTCGCACCGCCGCCGACGGCGCCGACGTTGGGGTGCGCACCGTTGTCCATGGCTTCTTTGAACGCGGCGCCCGAGCTCGATGCCTTCGGCGATGCGGCAAGGATCAACTTCGCGGCATCGACGCCCGTGTCGGTCTGGTACGCCAGATGCTGAGCCAGGGATTCACGTCCCTTCGCTTCGTCGCAACCGACGATGCCCGACACGCGAGCACGTTCGGCCTTGACGGCATCCGCCTTCGCGGCATTCAGTTCTTGTTCGGTTGCCTTGGTATCGGCGCCCGGCTTCGCTTCTGTGGACATTGCGTCCTCCTTGTTGCGTGTGGAAAAAGTCGAGCCGGATAGCTCGCCCAGGAAAGCCGACAACGCCTCGGGTGGCGTTGCAACGGCATCGATCAGACCAAGCGACTTCGCCTCGTCCGCACGATAGATGCGCGCCTCGGTGGCGCGGACTTCTTTCTCGTCCATCTTGCGACCGCTCGCAACATGGGCGACGAAGGCATTCATTGTCTGCTTGCAAGCCTTCTGCACATCAGCCTTCACAGAGTCGGGCAAGTCTTGGTAGGGATTGCCGTCGACCTTGTGGGCACCTTCGTAAATGAAGGTGACCTTGATGCCGGCTTCGCTCAGCATTTTTTCGAAACTGATGTGCGTCGTGACCACGCCGACAGAGCCGACACCACCGCTGGGGGTCACGACGATCTTGTCAGCACCACAGGCGAGAGCGTAACTGCCCGAATAGCAGTTCGAATCGACCATGGCGATCGTCGGCTTGCCGCCAGACAGCCGCTTGATGTCGGCCGCGCATTCGAAACAGCCTGCCGCTTCCCCGCCATATGAGTTGTGGTCATAGACGATACCCAGCACGTCGGGATCTTGCCCGGCCGCTGCGGTCTGCTGTCGAATGAAGTTGTACCCGGTCACGTAGCCCCATGAGTAGCCGAAACGATTGATCAGCGTGCCGTGAACCGGAATGATCGCGATGCCATTCGAAAACGCAAACGGCTTGCGTTGCTCGGACGGCGCAAAGCCGTAAGCCGCAACGAGTTCCGCCCGTCGAGCCATGAACAACTGTTCGGCGGTTTCGACGTTCGCACCCGCCAACGCAGCGATGTCGGAACTGAATCCGGGGTAATGAGTTGCCAAGACAAGCTCACGCAAGTGCATGCGTGAGAGAGCGGATCGGGCAGCGTGGTCACTCATTTGAATAGTCTCGGTTGGGTGGAATTGTAGCGAGTCCGAAAGTTACTTATCGTCAACAGGGTCCATTGTGTTCTTTGCGTCATTCGCACCGGGTTGCTTGGCATCCTGTGTGAATACCAATTGCAGTTTCTCTTGCATGCGCCGTTCGCGAGCTTGTTGCTTGAATACCCGCCGCCAATCTTTTCCGAGTCGGGACGTTTCTTCTTCCCACGTTGACAGACCCGCATTGACCCGCATTACCGCTGCCTGAGTTTCCTTCAGTTCATCGATCTGCCCGCGGGATGCGCCGATCCAATCGCAGCAACCAAGTGCCTCTTTGCGAATGGCATCGTTGTAAAACGTGTCGATCGTGAAGCCGGGCGGCAGCGGGACATTGCCCGCGTTGATGTCTTCTTCGAGCACAAGGTGATAGATCATCGTTGCGAACTTGTCAGCAACGACCTTCTTGCGTCCCTGGGTGAACTTGTACGTCTGACCCATCGAAGCCCGAGCCGATGAGTAGTTCGTCTGTGTGAAGTCACGCGAGAACTCTTCGTAACTCATTCCGAGCCCGGCCGCGATATGCCGCATCAAGGATGCTTCGAAGCCGGTCCCGATGCCCCCAGGCGTGCCCATCGGCTGAAGGTTCAACTTCGTGCCTGGGAACAGATGGGGCATCTTCACCCCGTCGATTGCGATCTGGTCCGTCGCCCCGATGTACTGGCTCAGTGCGTCCATGTACGAACCGAGCATGTCTGCAAGGCCCGCTTGCCCGGCGCCCATCTGTGAAAACACGATCTCACGCGGCAGTTCCGATTCGATCGCAGCCGCATAGCTCGCATTGACGACGGCATTCTGCAAGGTCACATCCTTGAACTTGCGCGTCATCTTCATTTCCTTGAGCACGCTGACCATGTCGGCAATGCCGCGCGTCTGGTCAGGTTGCAAGGCTTCGATGATGTGCAGCACTTGGCGCCGGCCCCATGGCTTGCGCGCAGGGATCTCTACCCACCGCTGCGTGTCCTGCCGAATGTGGAAGTCGGTTGGGTGCCCCACTTGAATCTGATATGCGATGGCTTCGCCATAGAGATTCTTGCGAACACCGCGGCGCAAGAACTGCTCATCAGCAACCCCATCCTTGTTTGACAGCCGGCTCGGGCTGATCATCTGGATTGCCGTAGAGAACGGCCGGGCCGATTGCCGAATCCATTCAGCAGTGGCGAGCACTTCACCCGTGAAGAGGAACCCACCCACAGCAAGGCGGACCATTTCGGTCAACGTCATCTTGCGCGAAGCGTCGAGCCAACATTCCTGACTGTCGGCCAAGAGGTTGAATCGGGATTCCATGGTGACTTGGAATTCCTCGGCCCACCCCTCATCGGTGCCAAGCAATTCGTAATCAGGTTGCGCGTTCAGGCGGAACAGACCACCGACGATGCTGTCACGATGCGTGTGCACCGAGCCCATCGCATAGCCGTCGTTCTGAACGCTGTCCCGTCCGCGAGCGTCCGCCTCTTCTTTGACCGGGTTGATTTGACGGTCAGGCGAAATGATCGGCGGGCGCCACGTATAGGTTTCACGACTGGTGCGCTCAGCACCTTCCAAGCCGCCGCCGACGATCTTCTGATTCGTCGGAGCAATGTCGAGAGCGAACTGCATGGGGTGTCCGTGCTCAGAAAATGAAGGTGGCGGGATGGTACTGGGCCATGGGGGTTGGGGCAGCCCCACAGGCAACGCCCAATTGCTGCTCGAGCAAGGTGATATAGCTGAGCAAGGCTTGCTTGTTTGCTGCTACGAACTCGACGCGTTCCCCGTTCTGGTCCACCACCACCCTAGCGGCAGCGCCGGTCACAAGTGCGTGATATTGCTTGCGGGCATCCGCGAGAAGGGCATTCGTTGCGACGATGGCTGGCATTTCGATTACCTCTGAAGTCGGGTGAATGCGGCTGCGTCAAGCGAGTGCTTTTGCAAAGGACGCAAAGTCATAGGATGATTTTAACTGGTTCACAAACGGACGATCTTTCTCGGGCAGACGAACGAGATTGTTCTTGTCCCACTCCGCGGCCCACGGTGGGGGCTCATTCCAGTTCAGATCCTCTGCTCTGATCAGTTGAGAGATACACAGGGCAATAGCGTAGTAGGCCAGATCCCATGCCTCATTGCGGTGCCCTGACAGGTTCTCCCACCCCTTATCGGTACGGCTCTCAACGCACAACTCTGCAAACCACAAATCGGACAGCCAATCGGGATAGCGGAACATCCCTTTGCCCGGCTCGAGACAATCGAGTCTGCCGTCGAGATCATCCTTGACCATGTTCGATTGAATCAACAAGACCGGGATGTCACCCCGGGCTGCAGCCTTCATGTCCTTGCGCTGCGAGTCGGGGAACGACATCCGCGTTCGGGGTTGGTTCGGTGACGCGTCACCCTTCAGCAGAATGAACCTGCGATGCAAGTTCTGCTCGCGCAGCTTGCGATAGTAGGCGTATGCCATCGACGTAACGCCAGCCTTGCCGCCTGAGTCGCATCCCACCAAGCGGATCGACATCATGCGGCCCGAGTCGTCGTCGAGTTCGTATTCACGATTGATGACGTGCTCTGTGATCTCATCCCAGTCTTCGACATTCGATGCAGGCTTCAGCCACAGACGTTCATCGTTGTCATCGGTGCGCTTGCTCTTGCGAATGTCGAAGCGATCGACAACGTAGAGATCGAACTTCATGCCTGGGATGACCCCAAACACTTGCACGATGAACATATTTTTCTGAACGTCGATCGTCGCGATCAAGAAGCGCACGCCTGGGGGAACCCTCTTCGGGTTCTTCACCTTCTCAGCCCGCCCCTTCAGTACCTCGGGCAGTCGCACCTCGTTCTGAGATTTCGGCTTGTACGGCTCACCCAAGTCGTTGTTATAGAACTTGCGCAACGCCTCTTCAGAACCAGTCCGAACATATTCGTCATTTGCATTCAAATAGCCTTCAACAAGACCTGACCACTTGATGAAGGCTGCGGCAACACCCTTCAGCCAAAAGCTCGCGATCGACGTGCGGGGCTCAGGGCCGAACACGCGTCCGTTGCTGTCGATCCCCTGACCATCCTTGACCCACACGCCGAAGAATTGCATGTCATCCCGGTAGTCCGGATGGATGCCCACGCCACAGTGAGGGCACATCATGACGACGGTCGAAGCACGATCCTTGTTGCTGCCTTCAATCGACGTGTCCCACGCCAGATGCTTGAACTCACCTTCGAAGTATTCTCCACAGTGCGGGCAAGGCCACTTCCAACGACGACGATCGCCCCGGTTGTATAGCTTCAAGATCCCTTCGCAGGGTGGAGCTTCGTGGGGTGAGTTTGGAATCCAACGTGGATCGATGATTTCGCGGGATGGTGACGACTCGGCCACGGTCATTGCGTATGAACCGAACGTGGTGGTGCGCTTCGATGCCAAGTCGAATGGCTCACCATCCCCTTCGATGTTGTCATCCATGCGATCACGATCGGTGAGGATTACTCGCGGGATCGGCTTGCCCGACAGAGTTGACCTAGTCGGCCATGAGATCGTGAATAGCATTCCCGTCGTGTAGAGCTTGTCATAGCGGTTGTCTGCGTCTGCCCGCGGCATCAGCATTGCACCGATCTCTTCACTGTGATGATGCAGACGGTCGACACGACGAATGCCGAAGTCACGCGCCTCGATCATCCCGGGGCAATACAGCATCAGATCCATCGGATCGACCTTGATGCTGTAGGCCAGGGTGTTGATGACTAGGCTGTCAGTCTTGGCACTCTGCGCAGGACCAACGAAGATCAGCCCCGAATAGTCACGAGACACGAAGGTATTCATGGGCTCAACCATGTACCAAACGGTTGAGTTCCGCCACGGGCCGACGTATGAGCCGGGTGAGTTCACATAGCGATACTTCTCAGCCGCTTGTGAAACGGTCAAGTCTTCGGGTGGCGAGAGCATCAACGCGAGATCACAAACGATCTCGCCGAATGACTCATAGCCCTTCGTTGTCGACTTCTTCTTGAAGTTTGCCATTGGTGAAATCGGTCGGCGTCGTTGCCTCGGGCACTTTGAATCGGGTTTGAATACGCTGAATCAAATCAGCAAGCATGCCATTCGTCAATGAACGAATGATCTGGCGTTGTGGGGCAGTCAATTCGGTCTGCCGTTCAACTGCGTCGAGCATCAGCAGTGCCGACATCTTGAATAGCTTCATCAACTCGCCGACTTCTTCGACGATCTTCTCAGTGCTCCACAGCAATCCTGCCTTCTCTTCGTAGTCCTGACGTGACCGCTGTCCAGCCCAAAACTCTTTGGTGAGGATCTTCGGCAACTCCCTGGGGTCCATCGATTTGATGTACTCGCTCGGGTCCATGACGGGTTTGCAGAAGTAGGGTGCGACTTCGTGAATCGCATAGAGATCCCCACCGTGCTTGTTGCCAATCGGTCGAATGCCGCCTGCCCTCGCTTCCATCATCTTGCGCTTGGCAGTGCGGTGATCCATCTTGAACATCCGCATCAACTGGTCTTGATTGACCCCGCGGTAAATGGCCGACAACAACTCATCGTCGTTGTTGCTGCGCAATTCAGTTGCCATGACGCTCAATCAAAATGTGAAGACTCTTTACAGGCAGAAGCATGATCACTTCAATGTGCCTGACGTGATACTTCGGCAGCGATCGTCGACCACTGCGATATTGCGCATAAGTGGGATAGGCAACGCCGAGCAATCGGGCCGCATAGGTGGGACCGAGCGCAGTTGCCTTCTCCAAACGCAACAGGGTTTCGTTCATGTAGAACGCAGTATATGTGCATTGCACACATGACCCTGAAAAAGAGGGTGGATTGCCCCAGCGGCCAAAGCGCGCGAGACAACCCACCCGAAGGACCGTCAACCCCCTTGCAACCGCCGACGGTCCTTCTGAGTCTAACTGTCAGCCGATCTCAACAAGACTTGAACTCACCATCGGTCAGCCAGCCGTGCCAACAACCGACGTGATTGATGCTGGGTGTCAACGTGGGGGCGCCTGTGCTGCCATTCCAATCCCACGAATGTTGACTGCCGTCGACCACGGGGCGAATCGCAACAACTGTCAACCCCTTGCACTTTCCAGGGCACACGAACCAGAAACGTCTTTGTCCGTTTGGTTCATCAACAATGTCGAACTGACCTTGACGTTCCCATTCCGGAATAGCACCTGCGATCGATCGGCCATCGTCATCGAACGCCGCCCAGCACAGATTGGCAAGATTGGGGGTATGAACTGCCTTCATGTAAATGCCTCACAAGTCATCATCGACTTCGGCCATCTTACGCAACTTGCGAATAAGCCGCCTGAGCGTTGCGAAAAACCGATCTTGCGCATCCTCTTTGTTGGCAAGACATTCGGCCACTAACTCATCCCGAGTCCCTTCAGCAACAAGCATCTTCACCACCACCGGCAATGTCTGCCCCTGCCGATCGATGCGGCCGATTGTCTGCAAGTACAACTCAAGCGAATAAACCAGATCGAAGAAGATCAGAGTGCTGCCACCGTATTGCAGGTTGAGCCCATGCCCGGCACTCTGTGGATGCACCAGCAAGATCGGTATCTTGCCTGCCGTCCACTTCTTGATGCACTTGCCCGCGGCATCCATGACGACAGCCTGGGGGAATGCCTTCTTCAAGCGTGCCAAAGAGGACTGCCAGTGGTAGGCCACCAGCAGGGGTCTACCCTCGTTCTCTGCAGCCTCTACGATCTCGCGCAGGGCATCAATCTTGTGGTCATGCAGGTGGTGGACCCGCTTGACCTTCTTCAGATCCTCGGTTTCGTAGTCCCCAATCAGAAGCGTTTCATAGACAGCACCAGATGCCATCTGCAGCATCATTGACGCCAGGGCTGCAGCCGTCTTCGCTTCAAGCTCCACCCCGTTCGGCAACGTCACGACGAAGTGGGTTTCGAGTTCCTTCATCAGCGCGAGTTGCGATGCGTCGAGTTTGACCTTCTGTTGAATGATCGTCGGCTCAACCGTCGGAAGGTAATCCTTCTTCTTCATCACTAGCGTGATGTCTGCGATCTTCTCGAGAATGACTTCTTCGTCAGACTTGGATCGCAATTCGTACTTGTGCGAATACTTGTTCTGAATGAAATAGCGATTGCGGTAAGCAGTGATGTTCTTGCCCAGGCGTTTGCCTTGATCGAGCAAGTAGATTTGCGTGAATAGCCCGATCAACCCTTCGGCCGCTGGCGTGGCAGTCAGGATGTGGAATCGCTCGATCAGGCCCGGTGTGCGCCGCATCTTTGCCATAGCCTTGAAGCGAAGGGAGTTATGGTCCTTCACGGACGAACTTTCGTCCCATATGACCACCCGGTAAGGCCACTTCGCTTGATAGAAGTCGCATAGCCAATCGACTTGCTCTCGGTTGATTAGGTGGATGCTTGCCGGGCTAGTAGCAAGCTCACCCATGATCCGATAGCGTTCCTTCGTCTTGTTCGTCGAGTCCAACGCTTCACGTATCTCGGGCTCGGTCATTCCCTTGCCAAGCATCACCGAACGGTCAAAGTCTCGATCCCATGCGTCTTCACGATCTTGCTTGCCGACAGCCAGCAAACGGGGGTCATCGTCGTCCACCCGAATGACGGTGTGATTCATCCATGCGGTGTGTGCCCATTTGGCAATCTCAGTCGGCCATGTGTCGGTGACAACACGCACCGGGCCGATGATCAGAATCTTGCCGTCGTGAATGAACTCCGACAAGATCCAGGACAGCAGAGTTAGGACCGAGATCGACTTGCCGAGCCCCATGTCAGCGAATAGCCCACTGAAAGGGTTCTCGCGCAGGAACGGAATAGCAATGTCCGTCTGGTAATAGTGCATGTCCTCCTGACAACGCTCCACATTCGCGAAACGCTGGCGGATGGCAAGATCGAATGAGTCCATTACTTCAGAATCCCCCGAGCTTCGGCGAACGTATCGACTTCAAACACTTCTGCATCATGCGCCCGCATTTCGCTTGCCCTGAGTTTTTGCTGTCGACGCGCCTCTTCATCTTCACGCTTCACTTCAATCCAGACGGTGCGTCCGGCGCGCACAGCAACCACGTCGGGCAAGCCACGCAATGATGGGGTTGTGGCCTTGACACAGAACCACCCGCGAATGCAGGCGTAATCAATAATCTCGCTTTGCAGACTCGACTCTAGGGGATTAGCTTTTCTTCTCACGGTTCATCCTCAAAAATCTTACGCCAGCACTTCTGTTCAACGTCCCACCATTCGGTTGCGCACATAGTTGCTGTTGAATACATAGCATCGTGGGGTGACGTAATGACCCATTCACCAGTCGAATTGTCTTTGTAGCGCAATGTGCCACCCGGAAGAAAGTCGGATTGCTCTGCTTCACTGCTCATAGCATCGCCTTTCGACATTGAGCACACAGCCGGTGCCCCTCGGGGATCTCGTCTGCTTCGACCCATGAGTCACGAATGCTGGGGCGCCGCTTGCCGCACACCGCAACGCCAGTCACAGCACTCACCGTGTGGAAGTTCTTTTGATCGGGCAAGCGACCAAGGAACTTACCAGTGCGCCCTTTCAGCATGGGGTCAGTTGTCTCAACCCCCAACTCCTGCAGCATCGCGTAAGCCTCGCGAACGTAGTAATCGTCGTCAACGTCGAGCGGCAAGCGGTCAGGTAGCTCCATCATCAACTTGGCGCCGATGGTGAGGGGAACAGCATCCCCCTTCTTCTTGGTGACGAAGCCGCCCGTGACCCCTTGCGCGTAATACCAACGCAGAGCCTTGCCGATTGACTCGCCATCCTTCATCGCGCCACCGGCCACGCGCCGCACAACAGCATACTTGCGCGGGTCGGTACACCATTCGATTGTCTCTTCGATAGGCGTGCCGTCCTTCAGATAGGCAATGACAGCATCGGTGCAGACTTCCATGTTCGGGTTCTTCTTCTGCCCAGCGGCCCCAGGCAAGCCCGGCCCGCATGGCGCGTATTCACCCTTGCACTTCACCTTGATCTCACCTTTGTCGTCAATTGCAAAGCCAATGTAGTTATTGACATCCTTGAGGTGCAATGATTTGTAGGTGCTTTCCTCGGTCATGAGCCCCGTGTCGAGTTCAAGCTGCAAACAAATCGCGTTGAACTCTGCAATGCGCTCTCGCGGAACCAATGTCACCAGACCGTCTGTGTTGGCACTGATCACATTGAAGCCATTCGATGTCAAGGCAACAAGTTGTTCAATCAGCATCAGAGCAACAAGTTGCCCGGTCATCGTCGTTTGAATCAGCAAGTTCGGACCGAACAGAGCCGAATAGTGCGAGCCGAACTTACCGAATGAGCCATTGAGGACAATCTTCAATGTCTCAGCAATGTTCTTCTGACCGGCCCGCTTCGCAGCGACACGACGATCGAAAATCCGCCTGTAGACCTGCAAGAACAGCGGCCCGATGTGCTTCGGGTACAACTGGCATAGCAAGATGATCAGCGGGTAATAGCTTGTGAAGTCACGATCCTTGATGACCATGGTTTCATCGCTGCGGTAGGTGACATGCTTCTCGTTGGAGTGCAGCCCACCGATGCCCATGGTGTAGAACGAATTCCCAATGCCGATGCTGAAGTCTTTCAGGAACTCGGGACCGCGGACAATCCCACCATGGTCAACGCTGAAGTTCTCAGTGGACAGCCGATGCAACACGTTCTGCATCAACGGTGTGTCGAATCGAATGAACGGTGGTGGCACGTACTTGAAGAAGCCTGACGCCACGTCTGGCGGGTAGACCTTGCGGCCCGTCGCTCGCTCGATCTCTGCCTTAATGACTGCTTCTGCAATCTGAGCATCAGACTTGGAGCGAAGGTCAACCCCGTATTCCTTGCTCATGATCGACCTAAGCTCAATCTGAGCCTTCAGATCGTCATGCAGATCCTGCGTCACGTCGAGATCGTTGCCGTGATAGTCGCGCAGGATCTCGCGGTTCTCATCGTCGATCGAAGCATCGATCGGAATCGGCAGTTCCTGCATGCGCTTGGAGTGCAACCGGCCGGCGTAAATCTTGAGACTTGGCATCGTCGGCGCACCCGGGCTGACCGACATCAGATCAATGTGATCCACGAATGACGGGATCTTGAGCCCGCGCCGTTCCATGAACACCCAATGGGGCGTGCCGAACTGAATCAGTTCGTCGCTCGCGTCCTTCAGATCCTGATTGGTGACGCCTTCCCCCATGACACCGTTAGACATGGCGAGCAAGATCATCGGCATATCGTATTTGATCGAATTGAAGCCGACGATTGTGAAACGTCGAAAGATGCTGGCGATAGCCTGCTTGTCCAGGGGGTGCCCCGGATAGAACTCATAGACCTTCTTGCGCCCGTCTGCCGACTTGAAGCCAATCGACCAATAGTCCTTGTAGCACTCGGTATCGGTGAACAGCCTGGGGCGCGTTTCTATGTAAGTTGGCATCACGCGTCCCGGTCCCATTCGAGGTACAAGAATAGCCAGTGGAACTGCCAGCCGGCAGCATCGCTGGCCCAGGCGGGCACCAAACGCCAATCCCTCAGATTGCAAATTGTCACTGTCATCATGGCTTCATTCCACCGTGGTCTGCTACCATTCGCACGTTTTTATGGGGTGTGCAATGGCTCTGATTGAAATCAATCTCCCCGACGGGTGTTGTCCGGAACCCGCCACAATCCGGTCCATGTTGGAGCAACTTATGGCATCACTGCAAGAACTCACCGACAAGGTCAACGAACTGGGCGCCAAGGTCGGCGAACAGACCGCTCTCATCACCCAGGTCCGCACCTACGTCAGCGGCATCGAGGCCCAGGTTCGCGATCTGTCCACGGGTGAAGTGCTGTCGGCCACGGTGCAAGCGAAGGTCGACGCACTGGCTGAATCGGTCGCCGCTGCTTCGGCCGCGATCGGCACCAATGCTGCTGCGCTCGCTGCGGCCGGCGACGGGGACATCAACACCTGATTGCCCTCGGGCATGCAGCAAAAGGGGCGCCCAGGGCGCCCCTTCTTCATTGCATCACCGCTTAGAAGTCGCCTTCAAGAACACCGTCGTGCTCACGAATGAGGCGATCGTATTCATCAACACCCATCTTCCGGATGAAGCGAAGCGATGTCAAAATTTGAGATTTTGCCAGCATCATCGCGTAATCCTGCGGACTCATCCTGATAACTTCGCCCGACTTCAGTTGAGCGCGGATGTCCGCAATGTCTGACTGCACACCTTCCGCAGAAAAGGTGATCAGCACAGGCCAAGCTGCCTTCAACACGTTGTCAGCACGCTTGATGTCGTGCATCACAACTTCAGCGAAAGCGACGTTGTTTTCAATCCAAGAGACAATCCCGTTTTGGTCAATAGTTTTCACGATTCAATCCTCCTGATCACATATCGTCGTCGTCGTCGAACGGCTTCGAACCGCCGCTGCCACCCGTAGGCGTACCCCAGGCTTCCGTATCGTCGACTCGGCCCTGACCGAATGGCTTGTCATCCTTCATGAAGGCCACGCCAGTGAAGCCGGCGCAAAGCCGTTTCGGGTACTTCTTGCCGGGCTTGTTCTTCGTGGTCCCGCCGAAGTACCACGGACGCAGCAGAACCGAGCCCCAGCAACCGCCATAAAACTTGTTGTCGATCTCGTCAGGATCGGTCATCACCGCACCCTTCTGGTCGCGCACCCCCGGCTTGTTCTTCTGGTCCTTGAACGTGATGAGCCAGTGCCCATGCATGTTCTCGTCTTCTTTGTCGTCGCCATCCTTCAGGCAACGGTTCTCGGGCGCGACAACGGCCGGCTTGCCGTCCACCTTGTTCTTCTCGAGCAAGCCCTTCATGATCTCAACGAATGCAGCCCGAGCTTCGGCATGGGTAGCCTTCGGCAGCATGGCAACGCCCCCATAGCTTTCCTGCGAACTGCCGTCCTCGCCTTCTTGCTGCTGCTTGTGGCCGAAGTGCGGATAGGAGAAGCGAACCCCATCCATCTTGATGAGGTAATCGCCGTCCTCACCGTTGCGGTACACAATGAAATTCTTGCCATCTTTGATACGAATCAATGCGGTCATTACAGATCCTCGGTTGAATGGTTTGCGGTTTCACGGTTTATCGTGGTGGGGCCAAACACGGCTTCCATCACGTCTTGCGCCTCAGTCCGCGGATCGCTCAGCGGAACCAAGGTTTTCTTGCCGGGCGGTTTGAATACCAGACCCTTCAAGGCTGTTTGGAGTTCTACCCCCTTCAAGCCCTTCTTTCGAAGCAGTTCTTCGGCTTGATTCGGGGAGCACATTGACTCCGAATAGATTTGCGAACGGGGCAGACCAAGCTCTAACAATCGATCTCTTGCCTCTGCCTCGCTGCGGAATTTGCGGTGTGTCCTGCCTTCGACCAGTTTGAAGCCTTCGACATTCTCTCCGTCAATAGCCCTCTGCGTCAATACCTCATCGAGCGATGACCACCATGCTTCGGCCATGTGGCGGAACGGGCGCAAGCGGGCAAGTTGCGCCGTCGTCAGTTCGTGCACCGATGCGAACTTCAAGTGATAGCCGAAGTCATCATCGAGCTTTCTAACGAATGACTGCATCTGCTCAGCCGTCTGTGTCGTGTCGGCGAATACAGCAGTCACAAGATCCTCTTGCAACTTGGCATTCGCAGCACAACTCGCCTTGACCTTGCAGAACCGACATTGCTTCGTGCCCGGGGTCCGCGGCGCATCCGGTTGCCACGCTAGGGCCATGCGCTCGCGGCAATAGTCTTCAAACTCAGCAAGCCGCCTCGCCGTCGTGTGCCATTCGTCGAAATGGTTCAGACGGGGCTGATTGATCCGAATGATGAAGTCTTTGAAATCGTAGTGCGCGAACTTCGGATCGCGCCACAGACCGATGGTGTAAAGCATCAACTGTGGATTGTCTTCAGCGTCGACCCGGTTCTCAGGTGATGAGCCGAACTTGTGATCGGTGACTGTCGCGCGGCCCGGTTGCAGCGCAGCGAAATCAAGCGTCCCGCCTTGGTTCGGGATCGGCGTCAGGTGTGAAAAATCAACGTGATATTCAATCAGTTGCTCACCCGGCTCCCATTCGCACCGATCGACGCACAGACCGGCGTTGTAAAGCATTTCCTCATCGATCGTGATCAGGTGCCCGGTGTCGATGTCGTTGCCCACGAATCGGCGTTGACCCAGCAAGTGCACAGGCCGGATGCCGGTATTCAGCCATTGCTCAGTGACAGCATGCGCCGTCGTGCCCCAGGCAGCATCGAAACCCGCATCGTCGGGCGCCAGGATGTTCGGAATCAACGATCCGGCACATGCCAGATACATCGGGCTTCCACTCGCACCAAACAGGGAATGTGGGGCATTCCGTCTATCTTCAGCAAGGCGTTTAAGATCAATTGAATGTTCGGACATTGGACGACTCACTAATGCAAATTCACCATGGTGTTTTATTGCACCTATCCGACGCGCTTCAGCGGCATCTTCAATCCTATCGAAATAACCCAAATGGTAAAAAACACCGTCTCGGTTTACATACCTTCATGCATGGGGCCATTCCAGAATTTCAGGTGCCGGCCACGGCGCATTCGTATGATTGAAATCTGATCGTATGATCAAATGTTCCGGATGTTCCGGAAAAGTGGCACTTCTAAGGTCGCTAGCCGCCAAGAATTTTTGAAAATGTTTCCCCCACGCGGGGAGCCAGAATAGGGGTTATCCGGAACATCCGGAACATTTTGATCCATGGTTTAGACGCTTCTGAACGTAGGATCAAAGTTCCGGATGTTCCGGATAAGTGGCCGAATTGCGGAAACAACTGTAACAGAAACTAAGGGTAAACCCTATGCTAAAAAATATCACACTTTTGATCCTATGATCAAACCGAGGGTAAACCCTAGGATAATCGAATTTTTTAGGTCAGCCCGAGTCCGAAGGTCGCTTCGCTCACTCGGTCAATTTTTATAGGTCGTCAATGCAATTTTTTGCAATCGAAATCAGTTCGTCTCTGAATTCGACTGGCGTTGCGTTGGCTTCACGCTTGGAAAGTGTCGGCTTGTTGCCTGCCTTGCCGCGTTTGTCCTGCCATCCAACCTGATGCGAGCCCCGTGGTCGATCCCACCTGAGTTCGGGCGGCGGTTGCTCGCCGACGTAGTAGAGCCATGTCGCCTTGTTGGCCCGGTGCCCATAGGCTGATTGCCACACTTCACACACCCAGCCGGCGCCGCTGCGCTGCCAGCCCAGCCCGACAGGCTTGGTCAATCCGTGTGCAGCCCATGCGCGGGTCATGGCCGGATGCTCGAGCACACCGTGCCAGTGATTGACCGCAGCAAGGGCTGACGCGAAGCATCCCCCGTCGTTGCCTGGGCGGTTGTGCTCACCACCGTACCGAGCAAAGTTGACTGCGGCCAGTGGCCCCCACAACTGGCAGGGCGGATGGGCAATCACCGGATGTGGCCCGCGGTACCGACGTGCATCACGCGCCAGATCCCACGGGTCAACGTCGGGCAAGCCGTAATAGCAACCGTCTGTCTGTACGTAGAGGGCTGCGATCATCAAAGTTCGAATCGCCTTTCAATCACCTTGATCCATGCATCAGCAAGCCCACGAGGAACACCATCTGCAAGTGCTTCAGACAATTGATGCGAAGTAAACTTCCCAGCTAGATCCATGAACTCGGGCCAACCTTGCAACCTGGACCCACGTTTCGGACCATAGATGCGGCCAGCGACAACCGAGTAGGCCATCAGGTCGTCAACGTCACCCTCGAACAAACGTGTAGGTGGCTTCATGTTGGGTGAATGAGTAAACCACCTCTCGCGTGATTGATGCGGCTGCGCATAGTGCATCGCGTTCATCCGTGACTTCATGAAGCCCGGAATGTCAAGTGCCGTCACGTTTTCCAGCAGACACCATTCCCAGCGGCACGCGCCAAGCACATCAAGCGCCAACGGCAGGAGATCCCCGAACTTCGGTGTCCTGATTGACTTCAATTTCGATCGTGATTGACATGGTATGCCACCGATCACACCGTCGAACCACTGGCCGCGAACAATATCAACTAGGTCAGCCAGATCATGTGCCAAATGGGCAGGGCCGCCGCAAAATGCTGAATACATGGCCCGTTTGTGCGGCATCAACTCGCACCCTGGCACTACCTCATGCCCGGCTTCGATCCAAGCTCGATCCCACAGACCGGCACTGGTACAGAGAGAGAGGATTTTCATAGGTCACTGATGTCGATTTCGCGTTTAACCAGCGGATCGAGTCGCTTCTTGATCAGTTTGATGTACTCAGGATTCAACTCGATCAACGCAGCCTTGCGCCCATGCTTCAAGGCAACCTCACCAGTCGTGCCGCTGCCTGCAAACGGATCTAGAACCAAGTCGTGCACCCTACTGCCGGCAAGGATGCACGGCTCGATTAACTTGGGTGGAAAGGTAGCGAAATGGGCTTCTTTGTATGGCTTGGTTGCTACTGTCCAAACACTTCGCTTGTTACGGGTGTCTAGTGGATATTCACTCTCAGCCCGGTCCGGCCGATGAGTTCCCATTGATTGACCCGGAAAAACTTCAAACGCGAAGCAAGCAAGCGGTCTGAAGTTGTCTCGACTTGTACGTTTGGCATTTCTGTTGTTTGATCGAACTGGTTCCCGCATGGCATCCGCATTGAATAAATACCGCTCACTCTTGCTCAGCAGGAATATGTATTCGTGTGCCTTTGTGCAGCGGTCGCGCACCGACTCGGGCATCGGGTTCGGCTTGTGCCAGATGATGTCTTGCCTGAGATACCACCCATCGGCTTGCAGCGCGAAGGCCACACGCCATGGGATGCCGATGAGATCCTTTGACTTCAATCCATCAACAGCGCCGCGAGAACCAAACCTTGTCGCTTTGTTCTTATCTGTTCCGGGCAGTGCACATCGAATGCCATCCTTGGCAAATGAACCACCCCCACCATTCCCACCACCAGCATAGGTGTCCCCCAGGTTCAGCCACAACGTGCCGTCGTCGCGCAACACGCGCCGCACCTCACGGAACACCTCAACAAGCCTCTGCACGAACTCTGTGGGGGTGGGCTCAAGTCCAATCTGTCCTGCAACCCCGTAGTCGCGCAGACTGAAATAAGGGGGACTGGTCACACAACATTGAACTGATTTACTCACCATGAACTGCATTTCCGCGATGCAGTCACCGCAATCGACCGTGTATGTGCTCACAGGTCGTCGTCCAAAGCAAGTTTTCGAGCCCGCAGGTAGGCCCGAACCTTCGACGTGTCCAACGACTCACCCCCAGCCTCGTTGCGTGACATGAACAACGCAGGATGCCTCGAATAGAACATCTGAATGGCTTCGTCAACCCTGACCTTGCCCAATTGTTCGTAGCCTGCCCGCTCGAGCATGGTCGATAGCGTCTTCGGACCGGGCCATTCGACGCCCATACCCATGATCACGTCTGACAGCTTCGTGATGTTGAGCAGATGCCTGCTGGCGCAGAGTTCCTTGTCTTCATTGATGATGTCGTCCACCACCTGAATGAATTCGGGCTTGCTCTTGCGGATCATGATCAGACGGGCATCGGTGTCGGGGGCATCGCCGAATGGGTTGAAGTTGTCCGACACCTGATGATCGAGCAACCACTGCCGCAGTGCCCCAGGTGACTCGGCAATGGCCGCATAAAGCCGGGTGTAGTAATGGGGATTCGCCGACTTGAACGCTTGAATGTCTTCTTTGCGCTGCCACTGTGAGAACAGCACCAGATAGCGACGGCTGTTGTCGTCCAACGGCATCGCATCCTTGAAATTCGTAAAGAACAGGTAGGACGTGGTATTCAATACCGACTTGCCGTCCTTGCCTTTCTTGTGGATCTCAATGATGTTGTTCGCAATGAACGGCTTGATCTTGTTGATTGCTTCCCACTTGTCGATGCCGCGCGTGGATGACATGCGGACCTCTTCGACGCAGCACACGCACTGCCCCGCGGCCCAGGATGTGAAGTCACTCTTGATGATCGTGTTCGAATTGACCATGGACACATTCGACACACCCATCACGACACGCATCATTTCTCCCCAGAACGATTTACCGTCGCCTTCAGCCCCCTGCAGAAGAATTGCATAGTTCATGTGCCTGCCTGGGTTCTGGACGATCCAAGCAATCGCGTCCAAGAAGTGCCGTTGTTCAACAGGCTTGACAAGCAGATGGGCAATGTGTGCTTTCACCCGATCAACGTTGCGCTTGTCGCGTGGCAACTCGACATCGGGCTTCTCGGGAATTTCATGCTCAGGGTAGGTATTGGCGAAGACACCATCGGGTTCATAGATGATGGAATCGTGCCCAGGCATGTAGCGGCGCCCGTCAACTGTCGGAATGCGGTAGAGATTGAGCGCAAGCGCACTGGCTGTCTGCGATGGGGTTGTGCGTCCGTTCAGAATGTCGGCCTTCGACAATGCCTTGCGGTCATACATGGCATCGAAGCCCTGCTTGGACGCGGCAATCTTGCGTTCCAAGTGATAGAACTTGTCTTCGTCAACGTCATAGACCCAGTGCTCACACCAAGCGGGTGCTTCGGTCTTCTTCGGTTGATAGGCAATCGCTTTCTTGATTTCCACAAGCGACGTGCGAGTGCCGGTAATCGCGTCATGCCGGTCCTTCGCCACCTGGGCCAGCGCGGAGCGGGCAAGCCCGTCGATTTCCGCTTCGCGAGCCATCTTCCGGGCCTTCTGCCACTCTTCGATGTCCTTCGCATTGCTGAAGGCGTCACGAAGGGCAATTCCAAGCTCCATCGTGGTCTTTTCGACTGCCTCTTTCGACAATCGAAGGATGAAGCGGGCTGTCAGCGGGGCTTTACCCTTGCCGGTGATCTCAAACGTGGGCCATTTCCGCTCGAGTTCATCCTTGTCATAGTCAATCGATGCTTCGGACCATTCATTCCACAGGTCGAAGCCTTCGCGGTCATCCTCTTCATTGCCACTGAATTGATGCTTCAGGGCCATCCCGACTTGCATCCACTGGTCATAACCCGGCCCGTCAACTGGTATCAGCATCAGCCTGGACCGCAGTTCTTCAGTGGTAATCTCAATCGGCGTTGAATCCTCGATCCAAGGATTGTCGTGATCGATCTTGCTGTCGTGATGGGGGCGCTGCTGCTTGTGGACTTTCCAATCGAGGGCTTCCGCGTGCAGTTCGAACGCCTTGATCAACTGTTCGGCTTGCTCGACGGTCAACTCGGGCAGATCGGACGCGCGGACATTCAGCGGAGATCGATCGTTCACCCACACATAGGGCTGCAACGTGTCAGGGTGGATGTGAAACGCGACGAACTGCTGACCGTCACCCAGGACTTCAATCAGTTGCTTGTCGCCGAACTCATCGGCGTAGACCGTGCTGCGCAGCTTGCGAAACGGAACGTCGGTCCTGAACAGCAACAAGCGCTTGGGCGCCTTGCCAATGCGGACAGGTGCATCGCCGATCTCGTTGAGGCACCACCGTTCGAACTTGAGCGCAGTGACCGAGTCGAGACAATCGATGTCAATGGCACAGGTCACCTTGGTCAAGATGCCGACCCCGGCATTCTTGAAGCCGTCGCCTAGCCATTCCTTGACCTGAGCTTTCGTGCTCTTGCTTTTCTGCCAACCGTCGAAACCGGGTGCCTTCTTCCCTTGCTGAATAGGTACAACCGAATACCCTTGATCGATCAACGTTTCCCCATGCCGTGCGAGGTAATCCCGCACGATCCGCGAGTCGCTTGTCATTGGTGTGTGGCCTCGACATTGAGTGGATCAACAAGCCACTCATGGCGCAGTTCGGTCCGACCAAGCACACGCTCGATCCGCTCGGCCATGTCGGTCGTGAAGTAGCCGCGTGCAATCGCGTTGAATACCGACGAATGGTTGCACTGCACATCACGCGCGAGATCGTGGATGGACGTGCGTCCGTACTTGCGCAGGGTGGCGTGTGAGAGCATGAACTTGAGGCGCAGCCGGGCTCGCTGGCGCTTGTCTTGCTGCTGATCAATCCAGTAGGGGAACTGCATGGGTGGCTCCGTTGGCGGGGCGCAGTGTACTATCGACAAACAGTTGACAGCCAGCACCAGACTGCTACAGTCCACTTCGCCCGACCTGTTTGGGGCACTGTGGATTGAGTTCCGATCAACCGTACCAGCGAGGCGCCGATGACGAAGTGATCACACCCAGGGGTCGGCCGGATTGCTCGGGATTCTCCTGCCGTCCGGCCCCGCAAGGGTCACTTACGTCATTCGTTAAAGAGGCACACCATGCAAGGCATGAACCGAAAACTCCGGATCTTCACGGGCGACCTTGTTCAAGCGGTTATTCGCTTCATGACGATCGGCGGGCAGACCAC